GTCATGTCCTCGAAGCGGCGCACGTCATTGACCGACAGGTAGCCGTTGTTGAGTCCTGACTGGTACGAGGCGTTGCGCGCCTGGATGTCTCCGCGCAAGAGTCCTGCGGTGGAGAAGCGGATGAAGGCGCGACCAGCGAGTAGCACAGAATACTCCGACTCCACTTTGGCCAAAATAGGAGTCAAGGAATGAACCAAGAAGGAAAGATTGTTGGCCTCTACGGACGCGTAGCTCATCGCGCCTGGTGTCGTCACGCCAATCATTGACGGCGGCACACGGAAGATGCGGGCAATCTCCTCGACCGCGAACTGGCGTGACTCGATGAACTGCGACTCGTTCGGGTTCACACCCGTCTTCTCGAACGTCGCGCCACCGAACAGGATGCCGGGGCGGTGCGAACGGCGCAGTCCTTTGTGGCCGTCCTCGAACGCGTCGACGAGGTTCTTGGCTTGCTCGCGAGAGAGGTTGCCGGGGAACTGGATGATGCCGGTGGTCGTGGAGCCTTGGCCGAAGAAGCGGGCTGCGAACTCTTCAAGTGCGCGTGCGAGACCGAGGTTCTCTTTGACGAGGTCGATGCGGGACTTGCCGCGCAGCTCGCCTGGCAGAGTCAGGTCGCGGATGTGGATCATGTCCACGTCCTCGATGCGTTCGACGGAGTCGTAGACGTAGAAGAGGCGGCCGAAGTTGTCACGACGCACTTCCATGCGTTGCGGGTTCATCACCGACAGGGCGAGCACTTCGCCGTCCTCGTCGCGGATGACGCGGGTGAACGAGTTGCCGTTCAGCAGCAGCGAGACGACGACCTGCTGGAAATGGTCTTCTTTGGTGACGCCGATGTCGGGCTGGTCGAGCCATACCGGGCGGGGACGGTATTGGAGACGCACGCCTTCTTGGCGAATGTAAGCATCGACCGGCAAGGTTGAGATCGTGTCGGCGATGAGACGCACGCATGCGTACACGGTGCCAATCTTCAGCGAGTCGTCTTGCGTGACGTAGACGCCAGAGTTCGTCGTGAATGTGTAGCCGTCACCTAGGGCGAACAGCGACTGGAACGAGATTGCTCGTTCTTCTTCGCCGCGGTTCAGGAGACGGTCGATTATCACTTCTGGTCATCCTTGGCGACGGTGCGAGACAACGCGAACGCGGTGCCGAGAGCCATGATGCCGATAACCGCCATGCCCAACGCAGGCGACACCAGCCACCCCGCCGCTATGAAACTCGCCATCCCGACCAACTCCAATACGAACACTCTCATCCCAGCCTCCTAGGTTAGACGATTGAGTTTAGTCAGACCACGAAGAAACCGGGTTCGGGCGTGTCGACCGGTGTGGTGGTGGCGCGATCGACGGCCATCGCCAATGCAATGACTGCGTCAATCTTGCGTTTCGACTTGCCTTTGCTCAACGTCCATCCGTTGTCTTTGACGCGTTGCGCCGCAGAGAGAACCTGGTCAGTGAACAGTGGATTCGAGTCGTGCGCGAGACGCTGATTCACGATGCACTCATACAGATGCCCGCACGCAGGCACCATGCGTTGCGGCGACTGCGGGAACTCCACCATCGGAAACCCGTCTTCGGCCAATGCCTCGGCGGTGCGCTGGAAGAACGCCGGGTCGTAAGCAATCTCCTGCACGTCGTAGAGCTGCGCCATCTCACGCAGATGCGACTCCACCGCCGACACATCCAACACCCCGCCATCGGGCAACCAAATCTTCGCCCGCGCCACAATCTTCCCGTCGACGTGCTGAACTGCGACCGCGGCGGTCGTGTCACGCTTCAACGCCATGTCCACACCAATCCACGTCGGCGCACCCGCCACCAACTGAGCGTCGCTGCGACACAACTCCCACGCACCCTGCGGCAACCAAGAATCCTCCGGCGTCCGCACCCACTGATTCAACCGATACCGACGCACCGCAACCTCACTCGTCTGACGCACCGCAATCTCCATGTCCTCCGGGTCAAGCAAACCCTCAGCCAGATTCGGGTTCGCCTCGAGCCACGCCTGACGGTCGTTCAGGTCGCAACCTTCGCCGGCTTCCCACCACCAGAACCCGAACGTCTCATCATCGATCTCGCCGCGCACGACCTTCTGGCCGTAGCCGTATAGCAGACCGCAGATGCTCGCCAAGTCGTACCCTGCCGTCGTGATGGCGACGATCTGCGGGTCCTTGCGTGCACCCGAACCGAGCGTCAACGCATCCCAGAGTTCCGAGTTCGGCTGAACGTGCAACTCGTCGAACACCACCGTCGACGGGTTCAACCCTTGCTGCAACTTTGCGTCGCTCGACAACACGCGATACACGCTGTGCGTGGACGGCACCTCAATCGCATCCCGATACACCTTGCAAATCCCCGACAACGCAGGCGACTGCTGCACCTGCCACTTCGCCTCATCAAACACCACCCGCGCCTGACGCCTATCACCCGCAGCCGAATACACCTCAGCACCATGCTCACCCTCGATCAGACCGTAAAGCGCAATCAACGAACCGAGCAACGACTTCCCGTTCTTGCGACCCAACCCGATGACGCTTCGCTTGTACCGAAGCAGACCGTCGGCACGGCGTTCGTACAACGCATTGATGAGTTGCTTCTGCCAACCAGTCGGCGTGAACGCCTCACCCGCACGCGGACCTTTCGAGATGTGCATAAACGTCTCGGCGAAATCAATGACGTGCGGACCCTCACTCCGTTTCGGGTTGCTCGATGTCGACCACCTTGGCTGCACGACCGGCACCCTTGGCTTTCCTTTCGCGGTACGCGTCAAGCTCATTCTGAATCTTCACCTCCACAAAACCTAGGCGGGCACGATCCACGGGAGTGAAACCGAGCAGGGACAAACAATCTAACACTTGCGCATCCAACGCACGCAACGCCGTACGGTCACGCCAATCACCATCACGCAACACTTTCACACGCAACGCCTGACGCTCATCAATCTGCTCACACACGATTTGCAACAACTCGATATCCGTCTGCGGACTAATCCACGCAAACCCAACCGACCACACACGCTCCCAAAACGCCAACCCGTTAGAACCCAAAGGCCGCACCGGCGAAGGCACATTCACCTGACCAACAATCGCCACCTCCGTAGACGGCAACTTCCTACGACCAGGATTACCCGTCCGACGTTTCTGCTCGGTGGGCTTCGGCGGACGCCCAACAGGCCTACCCATCTAGAAAATCATGCTCCTGACCACTCGCCTCACTCACAGGCTTGATACCCGTCACCTTCTGAAACCGAGCACAAATCACATCCACATACTTCGGGTCCAACTCCATGAGATACGCAACACGATTCGTCTGATGCGCAGCAATCAACGTCGAACCAGAACCACCAAACAAATCAAGCACTAAACCTTTTGCAGGACAGGAGTTGTTCATTGCTCGAACACCCAATTCTGTTGGTTTTTGAGTTGGGTGAAACTCGTTTTTGCTTTGTCTTGCAATGTCCCAAACGCTGACTTCATTTGTCGGTCCATTCCAAAAAGGTGATTTTCCTTTTTTGAATGCATACAAACAAGGCTCGTGCTTGCTTTTGTATTGAGCGCCAATGGCACCAAATTGAGCAAGATTTTTATTCCAAATCAGAGTGTTTCGAATTTCATATCCGGCGGCAATCACGGCGGCAATCACGGCGGCAATCACGGCGGAAGATTTGCTGTCCGAAAACCATAGATATAAAGCAGCATTGTCTTTTGAATTACTTGAAGCCAACGGCAAACATTGTTCGTAAATATCCGCATTGCCATCGTTAAATATTTTTTCTCTACGCTTCCCTTTTTCGGCATGACCGCCGTCATAGTTGACCCCATACGGAGGATCTGTGAACACCATGTCAGCCTTTGCACCAGCCATCAACTTCTCCACATCCGTAGGACTCGTTGAATCACCACACATCAGCCGATGAGGCCCCAAAAGCCACACATCACCCGGCACCGACTTACCAACCACCTGCTCAGGAACCTCATCAGGATCACCCACCAACGGCAACACATCAGGCTCCAACACCGCCAACAACTCCGCCACCGCATCACCCGACCAACCCGTCGCCTCCAACAACTCAGGATCAACCGACCCCACCTCACCAATCAACTCAGCCAAAGCCGCATTGTCATAATCACCAAGCTCAGCCGTCCGATTATCCGCCAACGCAAAAGCCTTCGACGTCGTATCGTCATCATCCACCCACACCACCGCCACCTCAGCCCAACCCAACGCCTGCGCAGCCTGCAACGTATGATTCCCAGCAATCACCACCCGATCTGACCGGCGAGCCACAATCGGCTTTCGCTGACCGAACGCATCCAATGAACGCTTCACGGCCTCAACATTCCCTCGACGAGGGTTGCTAGGAAGCAGGCGAAGTTTGTCAACGGCAAAAGCAAGCGGAACCAAGTCGGCGGCAATCATCGGAAACATCATAGTTTCGCGCACGCAC